AGCATGCATCTACACCGTCCGGGATCGTACATGATGTGTATGCCAATGGTGACGACCGAAGGGAGCTTCCCGGGCAAAAAACCCGCGTGCGTTACCTCCCTCCGCTGCGTCTGTCTGCCAAACACAGAGGTAGCGTACACACACACTATGTACGTGTGTAGAGTGTGAGATCCGATCACTCAGGTTCTTGCCCTAACCCCGGCAATCCCGCCCTTAGGTTCGCTAACTGCTCCGGCGTGGCTCCAGCCTTCACCGCGTCCTGAAATAATCGATAGTGCTCCGGCCAATGGTCTGGATTGGACTCCGCTTCCTTCGTTAATGCCGCCAACTTCTCCAACTCTTCTGCGTCCATAATTCAAAAGGGTAAAGGTTCTTCCCTAAAGCCAGCCTCCTTGATCAACCTCTCAATCTGCTCATTAAGCACCGTGATCTTCTGCCCCTGGTTTATCACCGTGTCATAATACCCCTCAAATTCCGACTCAGATAACTCCTCCCGGCAATCATCCCAGTAACTGACCGCACTTGCGTATTCATTGTGGAGGAAAAAATCATACCAACCCACGAAGCTTTCTTTGATTTTCTCATTAAGATTCCCCTCAATAATCCCAATTGCGGTAATGAAACTCTCCGGGGTGCAGATATAGATACTCGGGTACTGCTCAAATGCACTCCAGATCTTGTGACGTGGATTGAGCTTGTAGGGAATCAACAGGACGACAGGACTGGCGTGATCCACATTGAAAATCACCGCATTCGCAAACAATTCCCTCAGGTTGTCCCTGGTTGTCTCAGTAGGAATGACGTAACAGGCAGTATTGTCTGGATCGAATTTATTCCTAACGTCCTTCAGCTTGTAGACTGTCTTGAATACTGAATTCTTATCCTTCGTGTTGAAGTGAGACCAAGTCAGGTTGCTTAGGTTAAACCCATCAGTGGAATAATTGTTTTCTAACAGGTACTCCACATCGTGCTTTAATCCTGATGGAGCCGAGTCCATCCGGTCGCGAACGATATCATTAAAAACCTTGGATCGTGAGATTCCTCTTTTGTCTGCCTGTATATCGAGCCACTCGAGTACATCAGGCGAAAAAGAAATCGATTTATTAACGGTTAAACTTTGTGGATTTTGGGATGAGGCAGTCATTTCTGTTAGTATTTTGGGGATAATTTTGCCGAAAAAAGGAGTACTTTCTTCGTACAGGAATCTCTACAATCTCACTAATATTGTGGGATCGCAAGTAGCAAATTAATGATTTTATGGTATTGGGCATTTTTCTATTGCTGTTAAGAAACTAACTGCTCAAGTTTATTGGCATGCAACGAAGAATATTAGCCGATCCCAGACAGCAACCGAGGTCAATCTCGGTATCTTTCCACCCGGACCTACTGGCAAAACTAAATAATCTCTGCTACGAGAAAGGGGTCTCCCGGAGTAGCTTTATCGCGAATCTGGTGGAGACATCTCTGGATCGCCGGAATAAAGCTAAGAACCGGAAGCCTAGAAAAGTGGCAGTAAAATAACATCCCACTAACAGGAAAATAATAGGATCATGGAATACACACCAGAAGAAAAGTCTGCACTCATCAAGGACTTGCATTTACTTCAACGGTATAAACTCAACCAGGAAGAGTGTGAACCCTTCCTAAAATTCTCTGCTCAAGGTTGCCGAGCTGAATTACTCCCAGATGCAAACTCCCGGAAAACTAATCGGAATGCTATCAAGGCAATCTTAAAAGACTTAGTTTCTGAGGGTCACCCATTACTAGCAAAACCTAAGGGTAATTATGAGTACTGGTTGAAACTCGGGACAGAGGATGCTCCTGAACGAGTCGATACAGTACGTGGAGTGGAGATACCAGACAGTGATGTCCCTGAAGGTTTTCTCGAGTTCGAAGAGAAGTCTAAGGAAATCCTGAAACGTAATTTCACCCGGAAGAAGTTACTGGATCAATACCGAGCTGTCGCACCCATATTTCAATCCAGTTAGTCCACTAACATCAGACCAAAATGCTCAACTTAACTGTATATACGAATTTTCACATGGTCTCATAGTGCTCATATCAGGCACTGGGGGTCCACGGAGGTTTTTTTCCTACTTTCTGTCCTCCAAAGGGATGCCGGGATTGAGTTCCCCAAACCTGCCCCCAGTGCCGCCTCACTTTTCAAAATAATGATAGAATTCACCTTAGATGTAAACCCGCCGACTGGAACCCACCAGTCCGCTCTCCGGGTACTGAAGAACCGCAAGACGGGGAAGCAGTTCGTGGGGAAAATGAAGTCTTCTAAGGGAAAGAAGATACAGAATATGTTCTGGTCACTACTGCAACCCTACCGGCCTCAAGAACCGCTTCAGGGACCACTACAACTCCAAGTCTGCTACGTATATCCATGGCGTAAGTCTGAGCCCAAGAAGAATCAATCCTCTGGATGGTTATGGAAGACCACAAAGCCCGATGCCAGCAATATGGTGAAGACTCTCGAGGACTGTATGACGGACCTAAATTTCTGGGAAGATGACAACCAAATCACCCAACTGCTGGTGGAGAAGGCATGGGGCGACCGAGTCGGTATCCGGATTAAGGTCGTAGAGCTTACGCCTGCCCAACCCCCACGCTGGTACAAAACCGAAGGGACCATGACATGAGCGACTCCCTCTACATGAATGCGAAACAGGTCGCTGAGTATTACTCGGTCTGTGCCAATACAGTCCGCAATTGGGCCGATGCCGGGTACATCCAGAAACATTTCCTGCCTACTGTAGGCACCCGCAAACGTCCACCTGTTCGTTTCCTCCGCTCTGATGTTGAGAAAATGGCCCGGACCCAACCATGGAACCAAATGGAGGAGATACAGGCATGAACGGACGTCTGGCTAGAAAAGCAAAACATGCAGGTAACCCGATGCAGCAGATGCTTCTGCCAGACCCTTTTGATGAAGGAGAGCGGCATGATCGATTGGTCCGTCTTTCCCAGTGGGCATCCATTGCTCATCCGGGACGCCAATTCTCCTATCGGGAAATCCAGAACCTTACCGGAATTCACCCCACAACAATCCGCAGGATTGAGGAGGACGCCTTCAAGAAAATTTCACCTCAACTAGAAGAAATCAAACATGAATACACAAAACAGTCTGCTAACGAAAGCTAAATACTGCAGTAACGCACTCCTTAAAGGGGAGATTGAACACGGGGACGTCCCTGACGAACTGGTACCTCACATACTCGAAAGCTTCGCCAAGCATGAGAAGACGATGAAGGCGTTTAAGAATTACGCCAAAGGGCAAATGATGAATGGCGTCAACTATGCTGGATGGTTCCTGGCTCCAGGATCTACCGTCCGCTCCTTCACAAAATTGGTAGAACTACACCAGCACCTAAAATCTGAGTACGGATGCGATGCCGACACCTTTAGGAAGAACTGTTCCATTAGCACCGGTGGAGTCAAAGAAATCGTCAAAAACGGACTTCCTCCCGGTACACCTGCTGCGACTATCGAATACAAGGTCAACGAGATGGTCGAGATGTTCGGGGAAACCAAAAAGAACGCTCCGACCATGAAAGCTGAGAAGAAAGCGAAAGCTGCATGAACCCACTCGCCTACGAACTCACGAAGGCGATGGGCAGGAATTACACATCAACATCAAGAGAATCAAATACACGAAAACCTAAAACCAAAATGTTAAACATATCATCAGGAAAAATCTCCGCCCCTGTGCGGTCTGTATTTTATGGACCGGAAGGTATCGGAAAGTCTACATTCGCCACTTGGGCTCCAAATCCATTATTCTTGGACGTCGAGGCAGGCACCCGTCATCTGGACGTTCAGCGTCTGGAAGACATTAATGGTTGGGAGCATGTAACCAATGCAGTCCAAGCACTCACTAAGGATCACCACGGATTCAAAACACTGGTCATCGATACCATTGACTGGTTGGAGAAGCTCGGGGTCGAGTACCTTTGCTCTACCCACAATAAGGATGGTCTCGAAGGTTTCGGATACGGCAAAGGTCACGTTTATGTAAAGGAACTCTTCGACCGACTTCTCAACGACCTAGATAATCTGGTGAACTCCGGAATGCATGTCGTCATCCTGGCCCATAGTATCGCTAGGAAACATGAAGATCCGGGCCGAGCCGGTTCCTACGACCGGTACGAGCTCAAACTCTCCCGGCATGTTGCCCCACTTATCAAGGAATGGGCAGACCTACTGGTGTTCATGAACTACAAGACCGTGATCACCGAAGGCGACCGGGGTAACGTGGTTGCTGGCGGTAAAGAACGGTTGCTTCATACAACCCATACCGCAGCCTATGATGCCAAAAATAGGCACGAATTGGCCGATGTTCTCCCAATGGACTGGGAGTCAGTTGCACCGGCATTCGCCTACGAGCGGAAGTCAGCACCGGCAACCAAGAAGGCACCTGCGAAGGTAGCACCAAAGGAAGAAATTCCCGAGGATGAACAGAATGACGAACTCGAGGCATCTACTCCTCCGCCGAAAACAGAAGAGGTAGTTGACCCTCTGACTGAGGAAACGCCTGCAGAAGGTGCGACCGAAGTCCAGATCACCAACTGTAAGAACCTCTGGTCAAAGTGCCTCGAGAAGCTCGGCTATGGTGCCGACAAAATGAAACAGATCTGGAAGTTCTACGATCTCGCCGGGAAGCCGGGAATGTGGGGAAGCCTGACTAAGCCTCAAGCTGCAAAAGTCATCGATTTCCTGACTACCAAACTCGAATCCGAATCTGCCTAATTTCCATAAACTAAGGAAACCATATAAACCAAAACCAAGCAAATAAACAAACTATTATGAAGTTCTCATATAAATCACAGGGTGAACAAACCCAATCCTACGAACCGCTTCCAGCGGGTGACTACGGAGCAATGCTCGCAAGCGTAATGCCCAAGGAATCTAAAAATGGCAACCCGATGGCCCAGTTCGAATTCCTGATCGATGGGACATCACGCAAGATCACTGAGCGTATTCCCCTCATGGAATCCTTGGCATGGAAATGGGACCAACTTGCTGCTGCATTTGGTGTCTTTCCTGAAAAAGATCAGGATATTGATATCAACACAGATGATTTTATTAATAAATCACTACGCCTCAATTTGAAGATTGAGACCTACACCAATAAAGATGGTGAGGAAAAGCAGACTAATCGCATCGGCTATTTTATCGCGAAGGAAGAACCAAAATCCTTCGATAAGGCACCTAAAGCTGCAAGCCACGCGGCTCCAAAGAAGGAGATTGATAACTCCGCCAACGAAAAAGCGGACGACGAAGAAAGCAACGACGAAGTTCCTTTCTGATGCAGCTTCGCGACTACCAGACTGAGGCAGTCAACTCTGTCATTCGTGATTTCCGGGATCATCAAAAGATCCTGGGGGTCGCGGGGACGGGTGCCGGGAAGACAATCATGGCATCTGAGTTAATGAATATTGCCAAGGGGAATGCCCTGTTCATTGCCGATGCGACCAAACTGGTTGAGCAGAATGCCGACAAATTCAAGCAGTACACGGGTCGCAAGGTGAGCGTCGAGCAGGGCAATCACCACGCGTCCCCCCTGAGCAAGATCGTGGTGGGGACGACCCAGTCGATTGTGAACCGACTTTGGAAATACGATCCTGACCATTTCTCCATCATCATTGTGGATGAGGCACACAGGAACTCTCTGGGGGACCAGGCCCAGAAGGTTCTCAATTATTTCCCGAATGCAAAGATCCTCGGACTAACGGCAACTCCATGGCGGAAAGATCGCAAACAGTTGGGCGACTACTTTGAGAAGATCAGCTTCGAGATTGGAATGGTGCGGTTGATCAAAGAGGGGTTCCTCTCCCGGATCGTCATCAAGTCCGTACCACTACCAATTGATTTGAATAACGTGAGGACGTCCAGAGGGGACTACCGCGATGATGACCTTGGTGATGTACTGGAGCCTCATCTCGAGGAAGCTGCACAATTACTGGCAACCCACGCTTCGAATAGAAAGACCGTGGCGTTCCTACCATTGATTGAGACCTCAAAAAAATTTCGGGATGCCTGTCACCGGGCAGGATTGTATGCGGTACACGTAGATGGCGTGGATAGGGATGCACTTTCAGAATTTACACACGGATCGGCTCAGGTCGTCTGTAACGCCAGCCTCTTGACAACAGGCTGGGATCACCCGGAGACCGACTGTGTCTTCATGCTCAGGCCAACAAAGTCTCTGAGCTTATACCAGCAATGCGTAGGGAGAGGCACCCGGATTGCCCCCGGGAAGGAAAACCTTTTATTACTCGATCCACTCTACCTGACGGATCGCCACAAAATCATCACTCCAGCTCGATTGATTGCATCCAAACCCGAGACGGCGGACTACATGGACGAACATATGATGGGCGAGGAAGAGAGTGACCTGCTCCAGATGGAGGAGGATGCAGAAGAGGAACGTATTTCCAAGCTTCAGGAAGAACTGGAAGCCAACCGTAGGAAACGGGCTCGGACAGTGGACGCCTTGGACTTCTGCCTTAACCTGATCAATGCGGTTGAAATTGCTGACTATGAACCAGAGACAATGTGGGAGATGGAGCCTCCAACTCAGTCCCAACTCCAGGCACTCGAAAAGTTTGGAATGGATGACGTGGGGATCTCTAATCGAGGTCACGTCAGTAAGGTGCTGGATCTACTTTTTATGAGACAACGGGAGGGATTCGCCCGACCGAAACAGGTGAGATTACTAACAAAACTAAAGTATCCAGATGGCGGAGGTATGTACTCACAAATAGACGATGAAACAAGGAAGCGAATGATAGGGATGGCGACCTTCGAGGAAGCCTCACAATTTATATCGAGCAGAATAGGAAAGAAAAAGAATGAAAATAAATTGGAAATCGCAAGGTAGTCATCAGTCATCATCATCAGATGACGGACCTACGGACTACAGAGAAATCGCCGGGGATATACTCGGAGCAATCGACTGGGACGACTCCACTACAGGATACTGTAAATGCCCCGGCGAACACCTTCACACTACGTCTAATGGTCCGAAGGATTGTAAGGTCACCGTGGGTGACGGGAAACCCCCAACTATTCACTGCTTCCACGACTCCTGCAAACCAGAGATTGATAAAATAAACGCAATTCTGAGATCTGAACTCGGGAAGGCAGATGTAAGAAGCGAACGTCAATTGGTAGGAAAACGAAAATTTCATAAGCCTGTTCCGACTCATACAGAAATCCCTGACGATACCGAACGATTCCTGAAGTACATTTTTGAACCCGAAGATTATGTTTCCATTGAGTTTTTGACCAAAAGGGATACTGGTGATCGCCCAGAAGGAGCAGGGATGAACGGATTTACTCGGGATGATTGGATTGCGGGGATCGATGGCGACGAAGATAAACTTCACCCTACTGAGTTCGGTGGAGAGGATGCGACTGGATACTACATCCGGATTAACCCGATAAAAATGGGGAGTGGCGGCACGAATAACGATGTTACCGACTTTAGATACATTCTACTGGAGTCAGACGAGGGGAAAAAGGAAGAGCAGGAATTAATGCTCAGGAACGCTAGAATCCCCATCGCGGCATTAATCGACTCCGGGGGGAAATCGGTCCATGCTTGGGTCCGGGTGGATGCTGCAAACGAACAGCAGTACCATAAACGCCGCCAGCAAATCTACGATGCATTACCAGAAAAGTTCAAGGTAGACACTCAGTGTAAGAACCCATCCCGATACTCCCGCCTGCCCGGTGCCATGCGTGGGGATGAAGAGCAGAAGCTTATAGGATTGGGGATTGGTCCACGGGATTTCGATGAGTGGCAAATGGCTCAGGACGAATCTGAGGAACCTCCCGAATTCGGACCGGACTTCCTAAAGAATTTTGATGTAGAGAATGACCCCAACAACATGCTCGGGAAGAGATGGTTGTGCAAAGGTGGGGTCTTCGGATTTGTCGGACCTACTGGAGCCGGGAAATCGACCCTAATTATGCAGGGGATCATGTCATGGGCATTGGGCCGCGACTTCTTTGGAATCAAACCTGTGCGACCACTTAAATCCTACGTCATGCAATACGAGAATGACGAGGGAGACATGGCGGACCAGTACCAAGGAGTATTTAAATCCTTGAACCTATCCGCCCGGGATCAGGAGAGTCTACAGGAGAATCTGATCTTCCGCCGGGTTATGAAGCATGTCGGCATGGACTTTGGAAGGATCGCCAAGTATACCATCGAGAGGCACGAACCCGATATCCTCTGGGTGGACCCGATATCGATGTACATTGGCGGAGACCTGAGCGATCAGGAATACGTTACCCAGTGGCTCGCCCAAATGTTAGTCCCCTTGGCTAAGGACACCGGGACCATGATTGGCTTGATCCAGCACACAGGGAAGGGGACAATGGACCCACGAACAGCAGATGCAATGACGGCGTCCGACATGGCGTACCGGGGTTTCGGCTCCAGTATCATCGCCAATACCTGTCGGGAAATGATCAACCTGGCCGAATTGCAGGTGAAGGAAGGGACGCCCCGGACCTTTCGCCTGGACCTCTGTAAACGCCAGAACAAGGCGGGGATGCGAAACGTGAGGGGCGAATTATCCAATTATATTTTCATACAGCACGGAACAAAAAATGTATCATGGCAATTATGCGAAAAACCAGAACCTCCGGAGAAGAAAAAGAAATGAGTTCAGAGAAACCTAAATGTTTTGGGTCCGGGGAAGTCCGGATACCACAATCTGCTGTAGAGAATTCCTGCTACAATTGTAACTACCTGACCGAGTGCATGGTAGTTTCTGACGCTATTCAAACATCTCATTACGGCAACACGAAAGACAATCCTCTTTCCCAACGCCAACAGCAAGCCGCAGAGGACTTGCAAGAGGTCACAAAGTGTGACCACATAAACACCCTTCTTGAGGAACGTGGTTTAAAGTACGGTGGATTTGAGAACGAGTCTGCAATCACGGTCAAACTCCAGACAATCATCAATGACCATGGTGAAGACCTAAGCGATTCAAAGTTCCACGCCCTTAATATGATCTGCGTAAAGATCGCCAGGATCTGTAACGGTGATCCTGAGTATGCAGACAACTGGAGAGACATCGAAGGGTACTCGAAGTTAATCGCAGACGAACTGGAAGTATGAAAAATTACCCACAGAACCTATCAGAATACTGCAAGCTTATCCAACTTGAGGAGCAGTGGGAGGTTGATATCGCAAACAATAGGCACATAGGAAATACCGACCGATGACGATTTCGTGCCATCCAGATCTCACTTTTACTACGTCACCAAAATGACAAAACACTTTCGCAAACTGATTGATGTAACCAGAAATGAATACTGGCGACCCGGAAGGGAGAGAGACTTCGGAGCGATCCGATAAAGAGCACCCCGGCGGTACAGCAGGGAAATGCGAGTTCAAATCTCGCATCAGTTTGCACCTAACTTTCTGCTCACGTTGAGCAGGACATTGTATCTAAAGCCCTGTCCCTTTTAAGCGGGGGACAGGGTTCTTTTTATACAGAGTAACACGAATAGTGTACTGATTTTGTCTCAGACTCCACGATTGAGAGAAACCCGGAGAACCCGCTCGAGAATCCAGAGTCTACCGAGTATTCTCCGCCAGTTGTGATCGCTGGTGCTGATAAGTGAATATAACCCCGACCCACGTTTCTGACGATAGTAGAGGTCTCGGCTCCATGTTTGTGAGTATGACCAGAAACCATACAGACATAATCCCGGTCCATGTACCCGAACTCCTGAATCAAATGAGCGGCACTCTTCTTGAGGAGTGGCAATTGCCCATGAGTATACATAAAGGAAATGTTGCCCATTTTGAACTTGCCCACGGCATCCGCGTACTCGGTCTCATATCCAATTCCCTCAAGGAATTGAGCAATCAGAAGTTCAGCATCCCCGCGATTACCATCATCCTTATTAGACCCACCTAAACGCCCATGATTTGATGAAGGC